CACCTGTTCTAGCCATAACTTCTTCTTGTGAATTTGCATAAGCTATTACATCATCACAAAACTTTGGTGTAAGTACACCACTAAAATACCAATAGTAATTAGATATATTCATAAGTTATTGTTTGGACAAAATTTAATGAATCTTTTTGATTGTTAGTTAGATAATACATATTAGTTGATGGAAACATTATAAATTGATTATTCTCTAATGGTATATCCCAAGATCTTCCTTTACGTCTGTTATCTTCATAGTGTATTCTAACATTACAATCTTTTACTTTTACACCATATAATAATGTAAAGTCTGGTGAGTTTCGTAAATCCACTGGATCAATATTTAATAATGGAATTGTAGTTTCCGCAGGTTTATAAATATTGCCCCACGTTTCTTTATTAATTAAATTAATATTATATTTAAGACCAACGTGATCTCGCATATAGGTATTTAACATATCCCAAGTTCGTGAGAACGGAAAATCTTTGTTTTGAATTACTGATTGTAAAATATCACCTGATAATTTATCTCGGTCAATGTCCCAATCTTTAGGCATATCAACATCACCAAAATATAGAGCTTGCTCTGTTAATACTTTCTTTTGCATACCACCACCATTTTTAATTTATAGCAAATTATTTGTCAAGTCCCAAGTTGTATTTGCTTCATTCCATACGTAAGACCACATATGAGTGCCTGCTGTATTTTGTGATTCTTGTTCTGCAGTTAATGCTGGAGCATCACCGATTGGTGATTTCCAAGAAGCTGATTCGTTTGATCATCTTCGTCCCAAGTATAACCTATACCTGCGTAATTACCTCTTAAAGGTGTTCCGCCATCTTTATGTTGATTGTTTTGTGTATTGTATGAAGTTTGAATCCACATTTGTGCAGGCCAATTATTATGTGTTTCTAAATATTGTTGACCTACTGATTCATCTTCAACGCCATCAGCATTTAACATATCACCATTATTTAAAGTTAATACTTGAATAACTTTTCCGTTTGATCCTAATTTTGCAAAATGTGCCATAATGTTTCTCCTTATATATTAATTTTAAATACTAGTAAATACATATTAATTTTGAAATTTGTATCTAATAATAACAATTCCTGAACCACCAGTGCCACCTGCATCTCCTGGAGTTCCACCTCCTCCACCACCGCCACCAGTATTGACTGTTGCTGGAGTAGAAGTTCCACCATTTCCTCCACCACCTTTTCCACCAGTTGCTTTTACTGGAGTTACTGGTCCAAAGTATCCTCCAGCACCACCACCTGCGTAATATCTAAATGAACCACAAGGTTCACCATTTGTACCGAATGCTGTTGGTATACCTGCTCCATCACCACCTGGTCCTGATTCATTAGTATTTGATGGTGGTCTTCCATTAGTGCCCGCACATATAGCTCCACCGCCTCCACCTGATGCGTGGTCTGGACCCAAAGGTGAGGCAGGTACACTATTTCCACCATTATTACCTTGTGGTGGACTAACTGGTGGAGTATTTCCTGCACCTCCAGCTCTACCGAAGCCTCCACCTGCTCCACCAGAACCTGAACCACCCGCATCACCAACGCCAGAACTAACAGGTGATACTGCGCCTTTTGCTCCACCTGCCGATGATATTGTTGAAAATGTTGAGGTTGAACCCGTAGTGCCTTGAGCACAAGCACCTGTTCCTGAAGATCCTCCTGCTCCCACTGTAACTGGGTAAGATTGCACTGTAGCTGTTAATCCTGCTGGTGCTGCTAAAGGTTTACCTGGATAAGTTGCAGGTGCTAAACTTGGAGAAGCAAATCTAAAACCACCTGCTCCAGCTCCACCCACATTATTACCACCAGGATACCCATTTCCACCACCACCAGCTACAACTATATATTCTAATTGATTGTTTCCAGATGCATTTCCTGCACAAGAAACACATAAAGCTCCTGGCCCTGTAAATGTATGAATTTTAAAATCACCACAAGTTGTTATTGTCCCACCAGTAGCGGTTACATATTGTGATGTTGGTGCTTCGTCTTGTAAACCTGAATCTGTTACTAACCAACCTTGTGTTGAATCTATAAATACTAATGTGACTGCAATACCTTCTGCATTTAAAGTTGCATTAACAGTTGAACCACCAATTTTATCTGAACCGTTTTGAATTAATGTAACTTTATTAGTATCAAAAGTTCCTGCATAATCTTTTATTGCAACGACTGCTCCTGCAGTTCCTGCTGGTAATGTTACATCTACTTCACCTGAAGTTGTATTTACAAAATATCCTTCGCCAGCTACTGCTGTAAAGTCTCCTGTCTTAACTGTTGTTACCCAAGACGCTGAACCTGTTGCACCAAAATTTGTTGCTGTACCTTGATTATTAATTGTTGCACCTGCAGGAATTGTGAATGTATCGCCACTGTCACCTAGGGTTACTGTTGTTCCCGATCTTGGACTAATTTTATTTACTTTTATTTCACTCATAATTTACCTATTGAAACTTGTACCTTATTATTATTACACCTGAACCTCCAGTTGCACCATTTTGTACTGGTGCGTAAGGTGGTGAACTAGCTGTACCACCGCCACCTCCACCGCCACCGGTATTAGCTGTTCCGGCTACTGCTGTAGTGGTATTCATACCTCCTGCACCGCCACCGCCAGAACCACCGGCTGCTCCTGATGGTGCACAAGGAGGAGCTCCTCCTCCACCGCCGCCACCAGCTCTTGTTACTGGCGATCCTGTAACACTTGTTGCTACTCCTGCTCCACCTGCACCAGCTCCACCACCAGGTGTACTAGTACCAGCAGCACCAGCTCCACCACCTCCACCAGAAGCTCTTCTATAACCACCTGCTGGAACATGTGATGAAGCTGCCCCACCATTTTGTCCTTGAGGAGGACTAACTGGTGGTGTATTACCAGTGCCTCCTGGAACAGGACTAGGTCCACAAGGACCACCAAAATATCCTGATGCAGCTCCTCCACCTGAACCACCAGGTCCTCCTGGATTATTTCTATAAGATGGATTAGGTGCTCCTGGTTGTCCACCTCCACCAAAACCACCACCTGCTGATGTGACTGTACTAAATACTGATGAAACACCTTGACCACCACAACCATAAGATCCACAAGAAGTTGGTCCACTAGGACCACTACCCGAAGCTCCTGCCGTTCCACCTCCACCTACCACAATTGGATAACCTTGTACTGTTACTGTAATTGGTGTTGAACCATTTAAAGGTGAAACTGCATAACAACCTGAATTAGTTCCTCTAAATTCTCTAAAACCACCTGCGCCACCGCCGCCACCACCCCAAGATCCTGGAGTATATCCACCACCTCCTCCTCCACCAACAACTAAATATGAAATTACATTATCTGCTGCAGTGCCTGATACCTGTGATACACAAAAAGTTCCAGGTCCTGTAAATGTATGAACTTTAAAATCTCCATCAGTAGTAATTGTACCACCAGACGCGAGTAAACTTGTTGAACCTTGATCTGCAAAAACATTATCTTGAATTGATCTCCAACCAACTGTTGCATCTATATATACTAAAGTTATTCCTTCTCCTTCTGTTCCTAATTGTACTGATCCTCCAGCAGTTCCACCATTAATTTTTTCTGTACCATTTGGTTTAACTGTTAAAGCATTTGAATCAAAAGTATTATTGTAATCTTGAACTGAAACAATTGCACCAGCAGAACCTGCTGGTAAATTCATATCAAATGCACCACCTGCAGTATTAGCAAAAAAACCCTGTCCATTTACTGCTGTAAAAGTAGAAGTCTTAATTGAGCTTGTTTGCCAATCAACAGTTCCTGTTCTACCAAAACCTGTTTGTGATGCACCTGATGCTAAAGCAATAGTATCGCCACTTGCACCTAGTGTAATTGTTGTACCACACTTATTGATGATATTTGAATCATCTGAAACTTTATTTATATTATCTACTTTTATTTTACTTGTCATAATTATTGAAATTTATACCTTATTATTACTATACCTGAACCTCCTGAACCAGCTT